AATTTAAGACCAGCCAATGCCGATGCTTTAGCTACGCCTTTATTTACTTGCGTATCTGTATAATGATTAGCTTGATTAACCACTGTATTACTAACGTTACCAATTTCTTCGATTACACTATGTAATTGAGATCCATTGATTGCATCTGTAGATTCAGCATTAATTCTGCCAGCTGCTACATTTGTAATTGTACGTTTCATTTCTTCGATAGGATTAGCATTGCCATCTGTCAAACCACTACCTACACCAACGGACACAGTAGAAGCTGCATGACCACCTGCGAAGTTATAAGTATGACCATTAATTATTGCAGAGCTAGTAGATACTGCTTCTTTAGCTCGAGAATTTGAACCTAGAGCTACGCCACCATCACTATATACATATGTATTAGCACCTAAAGCTGTAGCATTTTTTGCAGTAAAGAAATCACGGCTGCTACCACCAATTACTACAGTATTTTCTGCAGATTCATTAATAGTAGTATAGCTACCAATAGCTACAGAATTTGCAGCAGTAGCATCAGAATAATAACCAATAGCTACAGAGTTTTCACCATCCGCACGACTGCTAGTACCATATGCAGAAGCTTTAGCACTACGAGCCATTGCTCCATTACCAACTGCAGTACCATCATCAGCTGTAGTAGCAGAACCTGTACCAATAGCTACAGATGTTGCACCTTCAGTATGAGCACCATAGCCAATAGCAGTACTTAGATTACCTTCAGAAATTGCACGATAGCCCATGGCAATAGATTGACGACCAGAAGCGGCAGTTATAGGAACGTCAACATAATTGTCAGGTTCTTTTTGATTACCACCAATAGCAATAGCATCACGGCCTATGGCTTGTACTCTATAACCAATAGCAATTGCACCGTTAGCTGTTGCTTTAGCTTCAGTACCCATAACAATAGTTTGATCACCAGATACTATATTCTTAGTACCAATGGAAACTGTATTAGTAACATCAGATATTGTATTATCTTTATCAGCAACACCAATGAATACACCATTGTTTACATTATTTAATTTATGGTTTGTACCAGCAATGAAGTTATTTGTAGCTTCATTACCATTAGTACCAATTACAGTATTATTAACACCAATGATGGATGTACGTAATGTCCAATCGGCTTTGTTACTACCACCGATTGCCATTGTAGCACCGCCACCATTATTAGTCTTAATAACATCACGTAGTTTACCAGCGAATTCAGCTGCATCAGTTGTAGCTTTTGCAATGTTTCCTAAAGATACAATGGAGTTAGTAATTTCATTACCAGCACCATATACTAGAGAACCATTTGTATTAGCAGTACGGTTAGCAACACCACTGATAGTATTAGCTACACCTACAGAAGATCTATCTGCAAACCAACCACTTCCTACACCAGCTGCAGTCTTGGATTCAATACTATTCAAAGTACCAGTAATAGTAGAACCAAAGTTTTGTGAAGGTGTAGAGAAACGACCGCCTGTATAGGAGCTAGACATGATATTGAATGTACCTGTATTAGTAGTCAAAGCACCATTACTAAAGCTATTAGTACCAATAGTTGTACTATATGCATTTAAGTTTTGTGCACGAGTACCATTAGTATCAGTATTCATATTAACGTCACCAATTTTACCAATATAGTTATGATTACCAACCATAGTACTACCAGTACGAGCATATGTATTATTACCAATAGCAATACCAGTGCCAGCTCTATTTACATCTGTTGGAATACGTGCAGAAGAAAAATCATCACCACTGTATGGTGTTTGATTAAAGGATAATGATGCTTCTACACCACCAGACATGTTTTCTACATGTGCATTATTACCAATAGCAATACTAGCATTTTGTCCTACATAGTTTTCTACTTTAGCAGATTTACCAATAGCAATATCTTTAGTATTATTAGCTACGGATCCTGTACCATATGCAATACCATTACCAGTACCAGCTGTATTGTCTACAGCAAATCCAGTTGCACTTAGAGAACTTAAAATAATTGCTGTCATTAGAATTTTAGATGTTTTCATGATTTTGTCTCCTTATTAAATAAAAGTTATACCCATAGGAGATCAACTCCTATGGGTAAGTATTATATGAATATTGTGTTTAGATCAAGCTTACGACCAAATTGTCTCCAATACGATAAACAGTATGGAAAAGGTCAATGTTATCCATTAAGAATTTATATTGTTGAGCCGTAAGGAATCCTAAGATAGTATCCTTATCACTTGTATAGTATGTGCGTAAATTAGATAAGAATACCTCATCATTGCTAAGATTACCTTGTTGCCAAACATATCTACCTTCTTCACAGAAGGAAAATCCTGGGAATACTTTAATATATTCAGTATCCCAATAAGATTGCATTAACATTTTTCTTTTGATATCATATACGATATCTAACTGTTTATGATTGTACATTTGATCACCTATACTAGATCTTCAGGATCATAGAAATCCTGAGTATCTTGTTTTTCTTCCTTCTCAGTTACAGGGATGTCTAATTCGACACCACGGGATTCCATGATTTCCTTAATTTTTTGATTATCCCCATATCCTTTTTCTAATAGGACATGAGTTAAATCATGTGGACCTTGATCTGTTAGGAAAGAGAAACCTTTATTAGGTTGCATAGTTCCATCAGATTGAACGACCCACTTACGTAATTCGAGCTTATAAGCTCTATCATTCCAGCTCATTTCTGAAATCTTGAGAACTGTATTACCACGTTCATCAAATACTTCATCAATGCCTTCTGGATTAATGTTAAACTTAAACTCCATTATATCCTCCAAAAAATAATAGACTGGGGAGATTAATCCCCAGTCATATCATAATTTAATTATTTTTGTGGACGGAATAATCCATCAGATACAACTTGACGGCTTACATATTTACGAAGCAATTTCTTAGTTGTATCTGGATGTAATTGTTTAATTTCCAATAAACGACCAGAGTAGCTATTAGTATTTACTGGAGCACCAGGAATTACTACATAGTCATATTGGTTACCATAGATGAAACCTAAGATAGATTCGATAGTAGCACCATATACAACCAAGTTGCTATGGATACCATCAGATGCTAATGCATAAGATACACATTGGTTACGGAAGTTATCATGGTTTGCATTGTCTTTACCGAAGTCAATAACTGTATCTTTTAAGATATCAATTGCATCGTTAGTAAGACGGAAGCCCATTGCAGTTTCTGTAACAGTACCGTTTTTAACGGAAGAACGGATATCAGATGCACCATTATAACGTGCTACCATTTCCAATTCTTTTGTAGATGCGTTTTCGCCTACATTATCGAAACCGAAACGTTCAACAGCTTTCAAACGAGTATCGTGTTCGTTATCAGAGCCATTGTATTCAAATACTAATCCTATACCGATTTGTGGGCTATTTGTGAATACGATATCACGGCAGCCTACGTAATCAGCAAATACATTACCAAGGCGATTAGTGAGAAGTTCACATAATTCACTTGTACTAATTGTCTTTGTTTTGTAATCGCTTTCAAAAACTTCAGGAGTAACTTTAAGCTCAATACGCTTTTTATCCCCTGTGTCATTTCCTTTTTCATCTCGACGAGTTTCACGGGAAGCACGTTGAAGTACTTCACTTAAAGATTGGAATCCGCTGTCGACTTTTGGAATTCCATTTACTAATTGATTAGACATAGCTAGTCCTCCTTTAAAATAAAAGAATTTATTCTACTGTTAGGATCATAGTAAATATTAATCACCTAACTTCACCATTATAATATATCAATATATCTAAATTTAAAAGACATGTAATCCAGGTAGATCATCCATACCAACATATTTAACTATGAAAGTACGATCATTTCTATCTTGGATAAAGAAGAAGTTACCTTTAGCCTTATATAATAAGATATCATGATAATATTCAACGATGGTATAATCTACTATACGATCTTGTACTATAGCTTCAAGAGCAAATAAGTCACCAGGTCGTAATTGAGCACCATCTTTAACTTCAAATAATACATTAATTACCCTGAAGTTATAATGGAACCAGTACATGAATAGAATATTTTGTAAAGCTATTTTAATAGCTTGATCTATATTATCATATTCTAATCCACGACTGTCACAAATGGAAATAAGAGTATCACAGACCTTAGGGTCTAATTTAACAAATGATACAATATTCTTCAATGGATCATTTAGATATAGATCTACACTAAAAGCATAATCTTTATGTGCAATATCATACATCATTAGATCGTATGCTCGTTTATATTGTCTCATTGAACTGTCATTTTCGAATTCATCTTTACATAGAAACTTGCCAAACTTCTTATTATCCATAGGATTATCAATATTAAGTCGACTAGTATAGTAAGGATAATTCGTTGCTTCATATGGGCAGTAGATACTAATACATAATTCTTTCTCCCCATTCTTTAGAGTACATACTTCGAAAAACATCTTACAATGTATCTCTAAAGGTATATACTCATCTGTTTTGTACTTATCAATAAGTAACTTATCTCCTATCACAGGAGTAACTTTATAAAAGTCTTTGTCTTTACGGGATACTATTCGGTACAATTCTGTTATTTGTCCGAACTTATCTTTCTTACAAAGCTTTTGACCGACATTATATATATCCAATTCATATTCACCTCCTTCGATCAAGATTATAATATATGAATGAATGATATTATAAGAGTCCTACTTATCTAGTAAGTAGGACTCATTATATTATAAAACTTTCATAGCTATTTTAGCATATTTACCTGCATGTTTAAGAGTTGGTGCTGTAATAACAAAGGAGTCATCACAGAACTCACTACGTTGATAGTAATTAGAGAAGTTAAATTGTTTATCATTCTTAAGTACTACCTTAAGATATTTATGGAAATCATTCAATACTCTAGCTCTAATCTTAACTAACTCTTTATCTTTCTTAGTACGATCTTGTTTAATTAGATCTTCACTAATCTTAAGATTTAGATAATACATCTTAGCTAGTTCATATTTCATTCCTTCAATATTTTTAGCTCTATCATATTCCATAAGTAATCTATGAGATTCCATATAGACAGATTGATAGCTCTTATTCTTTAAGAAGTTCTTAACGAATAGATTTCCTCTAGCATCAAATTCAAAGCCAATACTTTTTTCTTGTAATAACTTAGAAGTCATACTTCTATGATATATAGTATTAGCTCTATTATATGCTTTAGTCATATTAACTGAATTGAATTCCATATAAGGATTCCAACCAAATTCTAATAAAGCTTGTTTTAATTCATCTGATTGAGTTCTAGCATACTCTAGACTTAAATATCTTACATTAGACATCCAATCTAGAATAGTTTTCTTATCATATGATTTACCTTCATAGATTTCTTTATAATTTCTTAACCATTCATCAGCTTTATCTTTCCATTTGCTAGGCATATCACCAAATGTACTATTACGTTTGAATACTTCGATTTCATGTGGGATATAGAATGGTATCGTATTAGGTAGATTTTTAATTGGTTGTACATCTTCCATAGCAGATTCAACTATAGGGAAGTAATAATAATCATCAAATCCATTACTAGTGAATACACTCTTTAGGAAGTTATACATAGTTTCATTATTACAACCAAATACTTCCATAAGACGCATATCAGATATACGAATTAAGGAGATATCCATAGATTGTACATCATGCCATTGTTTTTCTAATTCCTCTTCAGTATCACAAGGTAAGACTATAAAGATACCAGAGTTTAATGACCAAGATTTAAGATATTCAGTCTCACGTTTCTTACCACGCAACTCAATACCATAATCTCTAGCTCTATCTAAATCAGATAATTGTAATCCAGATTCACTTAATGCTAAATCATCATAAGGAATTTCAGAGTTAAGATACTTAGAACGAAGTTCTTTGAATCGTTCTACATTAGATTTACCATATATTTCAATAGACTTATCATCACTATGACGTTTCATCTCAGCAGATAAACTATTATAATCATTCCAGTCATCCATCAATTGGTCTTCTGAAGAATATTTATCATCAAGTACTTTATACATACCAGAATCATTAACTTCTTTTACCTTCTTATTATTGGTATCACTAGAATCATCATCTTCTTCTAGCATATCTTTAGTCTTAACAAAAGCTGGAGCCTCGATCTCTAGAATAGTTTTATAAGATTTGGTTCTTATCTTAGATTCTAAGTCTACTGCAAAGTATCCATTATTATCTTCCATAATCATGGTTCCTTCAGGGAATTCTTTTAGCTTAGACTTAGCTATATTTACATCTAGGATATCACATAATGGAAGAGATGTATCATATAACTCAGATTCAATACTGTATATAGCATTCATTAGAGTTAACTTATTATCTCTATCTAAATTAGATTCTGTAAAGTCATCATCATACTCTAATTGGTCTTTAGATAGCATTACTTTACCAGTGATTTCTTCATATAGATTAATAGCATTCTCCCAAGTAACTCTATCTCGTTTATGTCTATAAGACTTATAGAATTTATCTTGTAAGAATGGCTCTTTATCTACTATTTCAGTTTCTTCATTATCAGATTTAACTCTAAGTTTAGTTGACTTCTTATCATCAACTACACCAAAGCCATCTTTCTCTCCACTAAATGAATGTCTATGTGGTGTATATTGTACTAGCATATTACCATCTATAGTTCCTACAATACCACCTACAGCTCCAACACCCATATGCTCTCTAGCAGCATATTCTTTTAAGTCAGATAGACGTCTAATGATATCATATTCTTGAGGTATATTATCATCTTCCTCAGACTCTTCTACATCATCTAGAGCAAAGAACCTATCATCATATACAGCAGATTCATTAATTCTAATAACCTTATTAGTTGTATTAGGATCATTAATCTCTTGATCTTTAAGCAATGCTAATACTTCCATGAGTTGGACAAATTTATTATCTGTTAATCTTAAGTAATTATATTCACCAAGTCTGATAAGTTCAGTTTCTTTACTAACTTGCTTAGCACGATATTCATCCATTTGACGATTATTAGGATTATCTCCACCGTCCTTAACTTCGATGATCAAATTATAAGGAACGTAGTAAATATCCGTAATCCATTGTCTAGAATTACCATATTGGTCTGTATAATCAATAACTGGACCTGGCATAATAATATCTTTAGAGTTGCAGTTAAGAACTTTATCCATAAACTCTATAGCTTTATGCTCATAAGACCCAGTATAAGTAAACTTAGTACCATCACTATATACATAGGTGCCACTAATACTACGATGAGCTAACATCTTAGCTTGATGAGCAGCATCATCTAATAGAGACACTTTACCATGCACTCTAATCATATTCTTTTTAAACTTAGCTCTTAATTCTTCCTTACATCTAGGATTAGAGCATACTCTATGGTATTTACCAGTATTTTCATTCCAGTCTGTTTTATTACCGCATACTATGCATTTACCAGAACCTGGGTGAGTTTTATCATATAAGAATTGCTCGGCAGATATTTCACCGATAATATCTTCATGATCTTTTTCTATGTGTCTGATTAACTTGTCTTTGAAGTCTTTACGTCGACATAACGGACAAGCTATTCTTCGTTCAGTTGCCATTGTATCCTCCTTATGAGTGTATATCAATTTAATGCTATGTTAAAAATAGCTATTTGTGTATATTTTAAACCCTAGAACTAAGTAGTAATATATTAATATGAAAGGAGAGATTATCGTGGCAGATGATATTACTTTCATAACTGCAAAGACTAAAGAAGTTCCTACTTTATTAAAAGAATATTCTTTATCTACTGACAGTTATAAAACTCCACTTACATATAAGAATTTTAATGCATTTGGTACTCTAATTATGCGACTAATGCTTTTAGAGCCAGGTACAATAACTCATAGTCCAGAAATGGGCTTAGGTTTAATTAGTAAATATAGATATATGCAGTCTGATAGAGTTATTGAACTCAGTCAGGCTATTAAAGATCAAATAAAGGATTATCTTGATAATACTGTAGCAGTCGAAGTTAATATAGGTTTCTCTAAAAATGGAGAAAATATAATGATTATAGATATGACGGTTGACCAGTATCAATTTAGATATTTCTATGATCGAGATAAATTAACTTTAAAAATGTTGATGAATGATGAAATTTAGGAGGAACCATGTCTGAACAAGTAAAACTAGCAGACCTCATGAAAGAAAAAATGGAAGAAGAAAAAGCTTCCGAAACTCCAGTGGTAGAAGAAGCTACTCCTACTACTGAAGAAAAACCAGTTGAAGAAACTCAACCAACTACTCCTGTAGTACCTACATTTGATGAAGCAAATCTACAATCTGCTGATATTAGTGCTATCGTTCCTTCTGGTAAAACAGATGCAACTCAAGAAGCACGTGATGAATTGATAGATGAATTAGATAATGGTATTTCTAGTGCTATTGAACGTCGTTTCAAACCTGCATTGAAAGAAATTCATGATATGCGTCGTGAATATGAAGATCTTAAAGCTATGGGTGAAGAAAATCCTCAAGTAGTTTCTAAATATGATCCATCTCTAGATCTTAATCCTGAATTAACAGATAAAGATCGTGAAGCAATTCGTCGTGATGAAGAAGAACACGTTTTATCTGATGATGAAATTAAAGCTTCTACTAGTATTAATAATCTTCTTCCTGAAGATGATATTGAACGTGAATTCGAACAATATGAAAATGCTGCAGATGCTGTAAATAATGTAACTACAGCAGCAACCACTACTCCAGCTATTGATACTACACCGGTAGATGTATCTGATGCAATAGTTCCATCTGTAGAAGTTGCAGAATCTGATGAAGATGAATTATTCTATGATGATGAACTATTAGAAGATCTTGGTCTTGATGAAGATAAAGAAGAAGCTGAACGTATTAAAGAAGAAAAACAACAGCAACGTAATATGGAAGAGTTTGCTCGTGTACTTCGTCAACAATTAGACGAAGTAGGTGAACGTAAACCTGATATTAGTAAATTCCGTGTACGTAAGCGTCCTGTAGCATTCACTAAAGTATTATCTAAACCAGTTGAAAAGAAATACTATGAATGGGGATTGTTTGCCACTGGTGTATCTATCTCTATGACTCCATTATCTGCAATCGAAATGGATGAAATCAACCCATATACAGATTCTGCAAATGATATTGGTAAAGCTCGTACAGTATTCAGCACTCTATATAAACACTTAGCTCCTGAATGTCGTACTATGGATATGGAAGCATGGTTGAAGTTATTGAACTATCAAGACTTGAATCATTTATTCTTTGCATTATATAATGCTAACTTCAGTACTTCTAATATCATTCCATTTAGCTGCCCTAAATGTAAACACTTCTATACCGAAAAACGACCTATCATTGATATGGTTAAATTTGAAACAGAAGCTGATAAAGAAACTTTCAATAAAACCATTGCTAAAGATCCTTCTTTCCCTCCAACGTTTGAAGAAGAAATTTATGTAGCTAATGGTGACTATGCATTCGGTATTGTAATTCCTAAAATTTACAACTCTATGTTTGAAGAACGTCTATTAAATGAAGGTTTCCGTGAAAAATACGCTGGTATCATCAATATCTCCCACTGTATCTCTACAGTATATGAAATTGATGAAGACAATGAAGAATTGATTCCTATTCAATTCAATACAGCTCCTAATGATATCGTTAAAACTTATAAATATCGTATCCAAGGTATTTATAAAATCTTATCTAAGTTATCTGCATATGAATTTAAAGAACTTCAATCTCATATCGCTAAATACTTAGAAGAAAATAGTAAAGATATTAATATTTCTTATCAAGTACCTGCAGCAACATGTCCTAAATGTGGTGCAGAAATTGAAGCTATTCCTATGAATGCTCAAGAACTTGTTTTTACACGGCATCGGTTGATTCACATGCTCGACTAATGCAATTAGTTGATAATGTTTGTTACGAATATCGAGGTAGATTAAGTATTATAGAAGCATTGAATATGCCTATAGGTGATTTGATGCTTCTATATAAATTTATTAGAGATCGTAGAGAAGCTGCCG